TCCGGGTAGACCAATTTATGAAGGTGGGTTTGACGATACTAGTATTGCTCAAAACTTAGAAAAAAACAAAGATCAACAATTGCGTGTCGTTTCACGTAGAGGTGGACATAGCATAGTAATGGATGACGGCGACATTATTGGTCGCGACAATCTAGTTAGAATTCGTACAAGTTTGGGTCATCAGATATTGATGAGTGATGACGGTCAAACATTGATGATATTACATAGTAACGGTCAAAGTTATGTTGAGTTGGGTAAAGAAGGTACAGTGGACATTTATTCTACTAACTCAATCAACTTGCGCACACAAGGCGATTTGAATCTACACGCCGACAATGATGTGAATATTCATGCAACTAAAAATCTAAATCTTCAAGGTGAAAATATTCACATCAATAGTGAAAAAGATTATAAGTTACGTGTAACTGGTGACCACACAAACTCTGCTGGCGGCAAGCACACAACAAAAGTTGGCGGCGCTATGAGTATGGAAAGCGGCGGCGACATCAGTATGGCAAGCTCTGCTCAGGCTTATGTAAATGGTAGCAAAGTATTATTGAATAGTGGACAGACAAGTACTAAGCCTATTGAGGTTGATGCAATTGATAAGGTATTACACACCGACACATTGTTTGATCAACAAAAAGGATTTTTGGCTGCACCTGCTAAATTGGTCAGTATCACAAGTCGTGCACCGGCACATGCACCATGGGCTAGTGCAGGTCAAGGTGTTGATCTAAAAACAGACCTAAATGCGTCAAGTCAATTACCAGCAAGTCCTAGTGCTTCTGTAGCATCAACTAATGATGTAGCAAGTAGTGTAGGAGTTTCAACTCCGGTTAGTGCATCAACAGTTGCTAGCGTACCTGTCAATACACCTGCAAGTAAAGCATTAGACACAAATATGACTAAGGCTGTAGTAGGGCAAGTAGCAACCAATGCAGTAACTGGTCCCTTGTCTGACGCAGTAAAACAGGGTGCAACAATAGTTCAACAAGGTTCAAATACTGCTGTAGCAGTAGGTCAGTTTGCTCAAACACCTCAACAGCTAGAAAAAGCAGGCATATTGAAACCGGGCGCTGCTGCACTTGTAAATTCTATAGCAGCAACTACAGGCAACATTCAAGCAGCAATGCCAACTAATTTGTTTACAGGCAAACCCGGCGCAGAAAGTTTGAATGCACTGGTACAAAATGTACAAGTACAGGCGTCATCAGTTGTTACTAACCTAAGTCAGGCACAGTCAGCATTGCAAAATGCAGGTGCAATTACAGGAAGTGAATCAGGTACTCAAATAGCAGGTTTGGCATTGAGCGCCGCGCAAAATGGTTTAGATTCAACATTGGGCGCAGTAAAAGGTTCTGTATCACAATTAGGCGGAGGCATATCAGGTGCCTTAGCTGCAGGTGCAGGAAATATTACTGCTGGTCTAACTGGCTCAGTATCAGGCAAAGTCAACGGTGTTATGAAGGATATAGCAGGCGGTAACTTTGCTGCAAAATTGGGCGAATCAGCAGCAGGCGCATTAGGTGGATTGCAATCATCATTAGAGAGTGTAATCAAAGCCCCAACTCTAAGCAGTATAGTCAATCAAACTGCAGGAGTTTCAGCAGCAGCCTTTAGCGCAATAGCATCTTCATTGAAACCATTACAAGCAGGAGTACCACAAAATCTTTCTGCTATAGCAAAAGCTCAAGCAGAAAGTGTTGCCGGAGCTTCAGTTGCAAGCGCAACAAACAGTCTAAATGAAGCAGCAAATTCTCTATCAAGTATAGCGAAGAATGGTTTAGCAGGTGCTCAATCTGCTGCAGGTGGAATAATAAGCGGCGCAGCAGCATCAGCATTAGGTGCAACTGCTTCAAGAGCAACTAATATACTACCTAGCGCAGGTAGCATAGCAGACTCATTAGTAGGTGCAGCAAGCAAAAATATAGGTAATGTAACAGCTACAGTTGTCAATGCCGCAACTAATGTATCTTCAGGAGCTACAGATATTGTTACTGCTACATTTAGTGATGCATCAAGTTTAGTAAAAAATCCTGTTGCAGCAGCAGACAGTTTACTCAATAGTGCCAAAACAACTGCTAGCGGTATTACTAGTAGTCTTGCTGGTGGTATAGCAAGTGGCATCAATAACTTACCGGGCGGTGCAAACGCCGTATCAAGTATTACTAATTTGGCTAAAGGCAATGTACCTAACTTGCCGGGCACAGCAGACTTGAAAAATGCATTGCAAGGCGGTGCTACTAACCTAATAAACAATATTGGATCATCTATATCTAATAAAGCAAACGACTTGTTGAATAACAGTTTAGGTAAAGTAGGTGGTCTAGCATCACTAATACCTAAAGGACTACCGTCAGGCGCAGCAGCACAATTACAAAGCGCATTAGGGTCTATCGCCGCTGCAGGATCAGGAGTAAAAATTCCAAGTATAGGTATAAACACTACAGACAGAACTAGTATTACCGGTGCTGTTACTAGCCAATTAGATGACCCTGCTATACCGGTACCAAAATTTGGCGAAGTAGACGAGTTCGCAAAGGGTAAGGTAGATAGTCTTGAACAAGAAAGAGAAGAGTTACAACAGAAGGTAAATACAGCAGGAAAAGAATTTACAGCAGCACTAGATAAACGCGATAAAGCACAAAAGAAACTTGATAAAGCAAGAAAGAAATTACCACAAGGTGACCCTGCTATCGAAGCAGCACAGCAAGAATATAATGCTGCTTACTATGAAGCTGACGAAAAACGAATAGCATTCCAAAAAATAGTCTCTGAAAAAGATGCCAAATTTGGATAACTATAAATAATATTATGTCACAATATTTAGGTTTTAGCACAATCAACTCTAACAAAGCCAGATCTACCAATCTAAACAGCGGTGTCGGCGGCGGTCCAGGTACAATTACTGAGCCTATCATTGTAGGTAAAAAGTTCAAACTAACAGATCAAAATCTTGTAATACAGGATTTTATAAACGCTCTAAACATCAGACAAGGAGAAAAAGTAGGTCAACCACAGTACGGAACAACATTGTGGAACTTTGTGTTCGAACCTAGCACACAAGATGTTACTTTTGCATTAGAGCAAGAGGTACGCAGAGTAGCAAGTCAGGATCCTAGACTTGTAATCAACTTTGTTAGAACTTATCCTCAAGAAAACGGAATATTATTAGAAGTTCAAATGGCTGTAGCCCCATACAATCAAGCAGCATTACTAAGCGTTTTCTTCAATAGCAACACAAATACCGCTAGCATTCAATCATAAAAATTACGGTTTTTTGGATTGATAAATACATAAAACAGAGATGACTCATGGCTACTAGTTCAAGACAAGCAGCGTTATTTGGTATAAACGATTGGAAGACAATCTATCAAACCTTTCGTGAAGCCGACTTTCGTAGTTACGACTATGAAACACTACGCAAGAGTTTCATCGATTACCTGCGCGTTTATTACCCTGAAACATACAACGACTATATCGAAAGTAGCGAATTTATCGCATTACTTGACGTTATGGCGTTCATGGGTCAAGGTCTAGCATTTAGAAATGATTTGAATGCCCGCGAAAATTTTATCGATACTGCTGAACGTCGTGACAGTGTTATCAAACTAGCAAATCTTGTAAGTTACACTCCAAAACGTAATATAGAATCACAAGGTTTTCTCAAAGTCAACAGCATACAGACTAGTCAAAGCATTACTGACCTAAATGGGGTCAATCTAAGCAATTTACCTATATTGTGGAACGACCCAGCTAATCCAAATTGGTTTGAACAGTTCAACACAATCGTCAATGCGGCACTCGTTAGCAGTCAGAGAGTAGGACGTCCAGGTAATGTTAGTGACATATTGGGCGTAACAACAGCAGAGTATAGTTTACAAATACCACAGAGCAGTTTACCAGTAGTTCCATTCACTTCAGTCATTGATGGAACTAATATGAATTTTGAACTTGTTAGTGTAACAAGTGTAGATGAAGATTATCTTTATGAATTGCCACCAGCACCAACTGGTCGTTTCAATATGCTTTATAGAAATGACAAGTTAGGTTTTGGTAGTGCAAATACAGGTTATTTTTTCTATTTCAAACAGGGTGTATTACGTAATTTTGATTTTATTCTTGAACAGCAAATATCAAATCAAACTGTTGACATTGACATACAAGGTATCAATAATGAAGATACTTGGTTATATCAAATAAACAATAACAATAACACACGTTTGTTATGGAAAAAAGTTGATAACGTTTATGCAAACGCATACTTGCAAACTGAGACCAGCGATAAGAAAATTTTTAGCGTAAACAGTCGCTTCAACGATCAAGTCACATATGTGTTTGGTGATGGAGTATTCAGTGAAATTCCAGTAGGAACATTTAGAGCATATGTACGCGCCAGCAATGGATTGACATATACTATTGATCCAAATGAAATGCAAAACATTAGTATTGCATTCTCATACATTTCAAGAGAAGGACGTACAGAAACTCTTACTGTAGGGTTGACACTTACACAACCAGTAAGTAACGCACAGGCACGCGAAAATATCGCAAGCATCAAACAACGCGCACCTACACGTTACTATACACAGAATCGTATGGTCAATGGCGAAGATTATAATAATTTCCCATATACACTTTACAATTCAATTATCAAATCAAGAGCAATCAATCGTTCAAGTATTGGTGTAAGTAAAAATTTAGATTTATTAGATCCAACAGGAAAATATTCAAGCATCAACAGTTTTGGTAATGATGGCGCAATGTGGCAAAATGATGAAAACGGTGTGCTTACTCTTACTGTAAACAACACCAGCGATATCATAGCATTTTTTAGCGACTCATTAAATTCAGTATTAGCACTAAACAGAGCCAATCAATATTACATTTCTAATTCAAGTGATAGTGCAGGAAGTTGGTATAAACGTTTTGATGTAAACACAAGTACAGGTGACGGTACTGTGTATTGGCAAACTAGTAGTGTTGATGCTAATAGTGAAACAGGGTATTTTTATACTTTAGATTTTACTTTACAAGTTCCTGATCAGTTAGGAGTGTTTAGTACTACAAATACAAAATATGTAACTAAAGGTGCATTGCTAAAATTTGCTGCTCCTAGTGGTTTTTATTTTGATAACAACAATCGTTTAGTTGCGGGTGTTGCAGGAACTAATCCAACTA